GCCGCAGCCGGCGGTCGCCAGCAGGGCCAGGATGCAGAGACCGCGCAGCAGAGGCCGCATCCGGCAATCATGCCCGGGAAGAATTAGCCAGGAATTAACCTGATGCCATTGAAAACATTGGCATTTCTGGCGATCATCGGAATTTGGATACGGGCTAGGATACAAAGTCGGCGAGGTAGGCTGGCCAGTCTGCCGTCGGGGGGAATGTCATGTCGCAGTGGGGCCGGATCACCGATGCGCTGCGCAACGCCGACCGCCTCCTGGCGCGACCCTCGCCGACCGTCCGACCGGCGCCGCGACCGAAGCGAGCGCGTAGACTGAAGCCCGGAGCGTCGACGCTGCCGCCGCTCGCAAGTGACCTAGTGGGGAAGATCATGTCCGAACTGACACCCGAACAGGGCCAGGACCTCGCTCGCATCCGCCGCGCGTTCGCGCTCATGTGTGCCCGCTCGCCGAACCAAGCGCCGACGCTCGCGGCGGTCGCCTGCGCGGGATCGCTCGTCGATCTCCTGCAAAGTCCAGTCGGTCAGAACCTCGTCGACGTGATCAATGCGGCGTGGCAGGCGACGCCGTTCGAGATCGTCCGCCGCAAGGCGAACTGATGCCGCTGCCAGCCCATAGCGCGCGATGGGTGGTGACGGAGGACGCCGACATGATCGGGCTGCGCGTCGAACTGTGGAACGGCTACGCGGTGCACGTCCTCGCCTGGAAGGACGACGCGGCGCCGCCCTGCGTCATACTCCGGGGTGATGCAGATGTTCATGCTGGTGCTGAACGCGACCTCGCCGACCAGACCGCCGCCAGCTTCCGCGCGTGGCTCGACCGGGCGCAGGGACGAGGGACAAGCCGGTGAGGCGTTCCGAGATCATCGCGAGAATGCGCGAGATCGTCAGCCAAGAGGACGCATTGCCGGACGGCGAGACCGTGTCCGACGACCTCGTGGCGGAGTTCGAGCGCCTCAAGGCGGCATTGGAGCGCACCGAACCGCGCATCATCGTGCTGTGGCCATGACCCTCCTTGTCCAAGGTCGGCAACCGGGCGTTCCGTGACCGCGTTCCAGTCCGGTTTTGATAGTTACTGTTTCGGGAACATCCGGAGGCCCATGCAACCATGCCGCGCAAGCTGACCGCCGCCGACCGCAAGCTGGCCCGCGACGACCCGTGGGCCTTCCTCGGCGAGCCCGACCCGCCGCCGACCCGTTTCGCTCCCGCGCCCGTCCGTCACTCGTTCGGCTCCGGTCGCCGCGGCAAGCCGCCGCCCGCCGGATCGCCGGCCGAACCGGTACCGCCGCCGGAACGCGCCGCCGCCTCGATCCGCCGCCGGACGTAGTCGAGGACCCTGAGCGCCGCCGCCGGATCGAGCTTCGCCAGCAGCCGGAAGACCGCCCGGATCGCCTCGACCTCCGGATCGCGCCGCTTCGCCATCCGCCGCCTCCCCAGACGCGCCAGGACGGCACCGTAGGCGCGAGCTAGTCCACTGACACCCCCAGGACCACGACGCCGCGTAGCGCGCTCTGAGGGCCGCCACGGGCACGCGACAGGATATTGCGCGGCACGCCCCCTCAGTGGCACAATCCGTCGCAACGGATCGTCGGACCTCCCCGGAAGCCGGGGACCAGCCGCCGCCCCGGCCCTCGTGCCCCCAACCCCGAACAACGATCCGGGCGCGCCATCCTCCGAAACAGCACGCGCCCCGCGCGCGACCCGCATTGCCCCTACCTGGGGCCGTCGATCGCCGCGCCGGAGCGCAGCAATCGCCCCCGGGAGGCGACCGATGCGGGGCGAGCGGGCCTTTCCTCCCGCAGGTTGAGCATCGGTCGCACCGAACGGAGTGACCAGCATGGCGACCACCACCACGACCCGCGCTTCACCCGACGAGCTTCGCGCCCGCTTCCGACGCGCCGCCCGGATGCCCCAGATGCTCGAGGTCCGCGACGCGGTCCGGACCGCGATCCGGCAGACGAGCGAGGCGATGGACGAGGACGGCGGCGACGCCAGCGCCGAACTCAATGCGCTGTTCTCGCAGCTGCGCGGCCTGCTCGACGAGATCGACCAGCGGATCACCCGACAAGCGACGATCGACGACCTCGACCGCCGGGCCCAGGGCAACCCGCTCGGTGGATCCGGAGACGCGCAATGGGATCGAGCGCAATGCGAGTTCTCGATCACCCGCGCGATCGCCGCCGCGGCGAACCTCCCCGGAGTCGACGCCGGACGCGAGCGCGAGACCAGCGCGGAGCTCGCCCGCCGCAGCGGCCGCCCGTTCGAAGGCATCCCGATCCCCGTCCGCGCCCTCTCCCACAACGGCGCCATGCGCGACTCGATGGGCCGCCGCGCCGTCGAGCAACGCGTGATCTCGACCACGACGCCAGCTGGAGGACCGGGAAGCGCGCTCGTCCCGCTCGTCCTCGATCCCGCGCAGTACATCGACGTCCTCCGCCCCGCGATGGTGGTCCGCGCGATGGGCGCCCGCGTGCTCTCCGACCTCCGCGCGAACCTCGACCTCCCGCGCATGAGCGGAGCGACCAGCTATGGCTGGTTCGCCGAGAACAGCGCCATCCCGACCTCCGACGAGACGTTCGATCGCGTCAGCCTCCGCCCGCATCATGCCGGAGCGATCCTCGAGGTCTCGCGGAACATGCTGCAGCAGTCGACGCCGGACATCGAAGCGATCGTCCGCGACGACCTCGCGCAAGTCCTCGCCCGCGCCGTCGACAGCGCCGCCCTGGTGGGGCCGTCGCCGTCCACCGTCGAGCCGTTGGGCATCATCTACACGCCAGGGGTGACGGCAGTCACCGGAGGCGCGCCGACGTACGATCTCATGGTCGACATCTCGACCGCGCCCGCGCTCCTGAACGCGCTGATGGGCAGCCTGGGTTGGGTCACGAACTACACCGTTCGCGGCGAGCTTCTGAAGCTGGTCGACGGAATGCAGCGACCGTTCGGTCTCGACGTTCTCGGCCAAGGCTATCCGTTCGGCTTCACCAACCTCGCCGCCGACGCGACGAACACGAAGCCGATCATCTTCGGGAACTGGAATGATCTGATCATTTCATTCTGGAGTGAAATCGACCTGCTCGTGAACCCGTATGGCGACGCCGCCTTCTCGAAGGGAAATATTCAATTAAGAGGCGCAATGACCTTGGACATCGCCTTGCGTCACCCCGAGAGTTTCGCGTGGTGTCCACTGACGTGATGTGGAGGCTAATTCCTGGGTTCCCCGAATACGAGGCTTGCACCGATGGACGCGTGCGCAATGCGTCTACTGGGCGCGTGCTTGCCATCAACAAACATGGCGTAATTGGCGTCTACGTCGTGGAAGAGGGACGCAGGCGACAGAGATTTGTGAGAGCCGGCCGACTGGTCCTGCTTGCGTTCAAGGGGCCGCCCCTTCCGGGGTTGGGCAACTTCGCGCGCCATTTGGATGACGACGTATTCAACAACCGTCTTGCCAATCTCGCGTGGGGATCGTGGTCGGATAATGCGCGCGACGCAGTCCAGAACAGATTGGCAAAGGGCCTTCCGCACTGGGGGATGGGCCACCCGGTTTCTGCGGAGACAAGAGCGAAAATCCGTGCGGCGAAGTTGGCTTATCATGCTGCGCAGAGGGCTGCCCATGTCAGCAATTGAACATCGGCATATCGTAATCAGCGTCCGCGCGCACGGTCGCCGCCTCGTTGGATACGCCGCCACGTTCGGCACGCCGGCAGAGATCGACGGACGCTTCACCGAGACGATCAGAGCGGGTGCGTTCGCGGCGTCGCTGACCAAGCGCGACGACGTTCTCGCACTCGTCGACCACGACAGCAGCAAGCTGCTCGGCCGCACCGCGTCGGGGACGCTGCGGCTGGCGGAGGACGCGCGCGGTCTCGCGTTCGAGGTCGACGTCCCGCCGACGACGCTCGGGAACGACGTCCTCGCCATGGCGGAGCGCGGCGATCTCGGAGGTATGAGCTTCGGGTTCCGCACGCTCGCGGATCACTGGACCGATCAGCGGACCCGCGAGCTTCGCTCGGTGCAGCTCGTCGAGGTCAGCGTCGTGCACGCGTTCCCCGCCTACAGCGGGACCAGCGTCGCGGCGAGAGACAAGAATGCCGCAGGGCATACTTGGTCCGCCGCGCGCCGTCGCCGCATGGTCGAGGCGCTGTGATGGTCCGCCATGGCGGACTTCGCGGGAGGGAACCGAGAGTAAACCATGGTTCACTTTCTCGGCGAAATTCCGCAGTTCCCGCCTCGCATGACGCGGTCTCTCGCGGTGTTAGGCTCCGCTCGATCGTATCATCGCCCGCAAGCTCGACGTGGCGCGTATATACAAAGACCAGGCTGGCGGCCGTCGACGAGAAGATCGCCGAACAGAAGGCGTTCGTCGCCAACTGGAACGACAAGGTCGTCCCGCCGATGCTTGCCAACGTGGAACAGCGCGCGCCAGGAAGCACTGTGACGCTTGCGCAAGCAATCGAGCTTTGGGGCATCAGTCACCAGACTGTCTCGCGCTGGCGCACGACGTTCGCGGAGCCGCTCCGATGCTGATCCGCTGCCCGCCCTCCGCCGTCTTCTCGATGTTCCGCATACACATGCTGAACGCGTTCGCCGCATGGCTGAAGGACAGCAAGCCGACGCGCGCGGAGATCGACGAGGAAATCGAAGCGACCCTCTCCGCCATGAAGCAACTCGTCGAGGTGGTGTGATGGCACTCCGCGAACGCATCGCGCGCTGGCTCACGCGCAACGCTCCGCCGGAGCAACGCAGCTACGCCGGACCGCCGTTCGCCGGAGCGTTCCTCTCCGCCCCCTACTACGGCGGACGCAGCGGCGCCGAGAACGTCGCGACCGTCTGCGCCTGCATCGACGTGATCTCGTCCGCGATCGCGACACTCCCCGCGATCGTCTACGAGACCCTCCCGGACGGAAACCGCCGCGAGCGTCCGGATCATCCCGTCGCACGCCTCATTCGTCAGCCGAACCAGCTTCAGTCGTGGCCCGATCTGGTGCGCTTCACCATGGGCAGTGTGCTGCTCTACGGCAACGCGCTCTTGACGCTCGAACATGACGGAGCCGGACAGCCGATCGCGCTGAACCCGCTGCCGTGGTGGAACGCGCAACCGATCATCGTCCCCGCGTCGCAAGAGCAAGCGATGGGTGCGCTCGCGCCATCCGGCCGCCTCGCGTTCGACACGCTCCGCACCGTCGCACCGTGGGGCGGGACCGGCGTGCCGCGGCGCTACTTCGCCGAAGAGGTGTTCTACCTCCGCGAGCGCTCCGACACCGGCGTGCTGGGCTCGTCGCGCCTGCAGCGCGCGCCGCTCGTGCTGCAGCAGGCGCTATCGGTCCAGTCGTTCGCGACCTTCCTCTGGGAGAACGTCGCCACGCCGAACATGGCCTTCATGCACCCCGGCCAGCTGTCGAAGGAAGCCGCCGACCGGATCGCGCAATCGCTCCGCGACACGCATATCGGCCCACAGAACGCGCGCAAGACGATCGTACTCGAGGAAGGCATGAAGCCGGAGGCCCTATCGGTGACGGCGGAGGACAGCGAGGTCCTCGACAGCCGCCGCTTCACGACAGAGGAAATTGCGCGGTTGTTCGGTGTCCCGCCGCCGCTGGTCGGGATCTGGCAGTTCTCGACCTTTACGAACAGCGCGACCGCGTCCTCGTGGTTCGCGACCAACACGCTGTCGCCCTGGTGCGCCGCGATCGAGCGCGAGTTCGCCCGCGTCGTGTTCAACGACCCGGACCGGTTCCATCTGGAACTGGACCTCTCCGCGCTGATCAAGGGCGACTACGCGACCCGCGCCGGGGTGGGCGTGAACCTCGTCCGCTCCGGCATCCTGACCGCCAACGAGGTGCGCCAGGAGTTGGGCTGGGACCGCCACCCCGACGGCGACAAGCTCGTCGCCCAGGCGACCGGCGGACGTCCGCCAGGAACCGGCGACGGCGAAGGCGAGGACCTGCCTGAGCCCGGTGCGCCGACCAACGGCACCGGCAAGGCGAACGGGGCCGGCGCGCGCCCGTAGGACGCGCTACAGGGCCTCCGCCGCCCTGGCCGCTCCATCCGCCGCGTCGACGACCTCGGGGCCGCGGTGCGCCGCCTGGGGGCCAGGACGCAGGGGCACGACCTCGGCCGCCGGAAGGGTCTCGCGCGCGCACGCGCGTGCAGGCGACAATACGGAAGCGCCGCCCTAGGCGCCCTACTATGTCCGGTTGCGAAACGGGTAGGGCGGCTAGGGCGCCCCTTCCGCATAAGCGCCTACGCGCGCGAGCGGGCGCGCATTATGCGCGCGCGCGTGAGGGCTCATGGGTTGGTCCAGTCCGCCGGATCGGGCCGCCGGATAGCAACCCCTCGCCAGCCGCGCTGACCGTTCAAGCCGGGCGTGTGCTTCAGCAGCTTGAACCCCATTGCCCGCATCCGATCGGCAAAGTCGTTGCCGTTGCCGGGTTCCTCGCCGTTGGCGATCGCGAACGCCGTCCACGACCCGAACAGCGACTTGTGGGTGTCGGTGTCATACAGCCCGGTCGTGCACTCCGCGTCGACCCACTGGCTGAACAGGTCCTGTTCGTCGAGATACTCCTGCGTCGCCTCGACGACGCAGTCCGGTCGCAGCAACCCGTTCGCCTGCCAGTCGAGGCAGCCGTCGATCGCCCAGCGCAGGATCGCTGGATACTCGGCGACGAGGGCCTCCTTCAGCGTGTTGTCCGGCTCCGTGGCGGTGAAGAGGAACGGCAACAGGTTCATGCGCCGCGCCGTCGCCTCGTCGGTCGATGGCAGGTGCGGCTTGTGGTTGCCGGCGAACACCAGCTTGAACGTCCCGTCGAACTCGAAGAAGTCGCGCCGCATGAACCGCGCGCTGATCGGACGCTCGTTGCCGGTCAGTTCCTTGATCCGCGACCACGCCCAGGTGCGACCGCGCTCGGTCTCCGTCGCCGTCACCATGCGCGCTCCCGCGAGCTTCGCGAGTTCGGTCGGATGCCGGTCATACTTGCCGACCGTGAACGTCGCCATGTCGGACGCGACCGCATAGTCGCCCATGACCCGTGCAACGGTTCGAAGCAGCGTGCCCTTGCCGTTCGCACCGTGACCGAACAGGAAGAATATGCATTCCTCTCGGACGTCGCCGGTCAACGCGTATCCGAACATCTGCTGGATGTAGCGGCGAAGTTCGCGATCTCCGCAGGTGACTTGATCGAGGAATTCACGCCAGATCGGACATGGAGTTCCCGCCTCCGCCGGCGTCACCAAGGTCTGCTTGGTGATGAAGTCCTCGCGCGACGGGAAGTGCAGTTCGCCCGTTCGCAGATCGACAGTTCCTCCCGGCGTGCCAAGCAACCAGGGATCTCGGTCCCACAGGTCCAACTCGACAGCGAAGGTCCGATCGGCCTGCGCGAACCCCTCGACACCGCCGGCAAAGGCTTTCTTGCCGAGCGTCTCGCGCGTCTTCGCTTTCGATGCGCTCCCCGCCATCCGACGCGCGAGTTCACGCACCCAATGGAACGCGAGCTTGGTCGGCTCGACCTTCCATCGCGTGCCATCCCAGCGATGCCAGCGGTTAGGTCCGTGACAGAAGCGGAGCTCGTTGCCGCGCTCGATCGCGAACGCCTGGGCGCAACCGTCCTCCGTCAACTCGCAACCATGCAGTTCCGGAGGAAGGATGCTGCCATGCAACGCGTCGCCGTTGCCGCCGGTGCCCGCCTGCTTCTTCTCGCGCCGTTCCTTCGCTCGCTGGTTCTGTGCAATCAGTTCGTTGGTGAGTTGCCGGCTTTCCTCGGTCATGCCGCGCACTCCTTCACCGCGAGTTCGGCGATCTCGCCGAGGGTATCGCCGTCCGGAAAGGCGGGAATTTCAACAGCGAGATACGCCAGGATCGCTATGATCCGCCGGAGCGGAAGGTCCATCAGCGCGCAGTGACGCGCGACCGCTTCCGCCGCCGTCCAGGTCTCGGGCGTCTCGGCCTGGGCCTGAACGGCTATGCCGGCAACGTCGAGGACGCGGCGGGTGATCTGGTCATCCCAGAGCAGTCCAGCCTCGTAGCAGCGGATCGCCAGCTGGACGTGCTCGTCGCCGGCGGCGAGGCACTGGGCGTCCTGCCAGCCGTTTCTGGCGATCTCAAGCTCTGTGGTAGGCTGTATGCCGTCTAACATCGGACCTCCGATGCCGGACGACGGGTTGCCTTCGGGCGACGAGCGGGTTACGTGTTACTTCGCAATTATTTGCTCTTGCCCGGTGCGATCCCAGTCGTGCCGGGCTTTTTTCAGGCCGCCACCTTGCGGCTCTTTGGCAAACGAATGTCGGCGTCAGGCAGCTTGCGAAGCACTTCCAGGCCGTGCTCAACGTCGATCAGCAACCGCTTCCCGGCCTTTTTGCCTCGCAGACGTCCCGCCGCGAGCCACTGATAGGTCGTCGTGTTCCCCATCCCCGAGATGACCCGCCAGTCCTTGATGGTGGCGTATTTCGTGCCGATCTCCGCCATTAGCTCCCCCTCCTTGATCAACGCAATTGATCGCAAAGAGAGGGAAACGGAGGCGCGTGGTAACGTAAATAGTTCTGTATCGTCTGTGGGTTTGGTGGGGTTGGGGCGGGTAGAGACGGGCGGAGACGGGTAGAGCGGGGTGGCTTGGTTAGCGAACCAACCGGCCGACGTTAACTCACGGGGTTGTTACCGCACGGGCAGTGAGATGACTTCGGCCCCGCCCTGCTCGATCCCGTCGAGCGCGTCCGCGAGCTTCTGCAGCGCCGCCGCAACCTCGGGGCGATACCTCGACTTGTTGTAGACGGTCGCGATCTGGGAATGGATCGTCACATGGTTCAATGCAGCCTCGATCGTCGCCGGAGCGACGCCCATCTCGCCCATCATCGTCGCAGCGGTTCTTCTGAGGTCGTGTCGGTGCCAACTCCCGGTCGCGGAGGCCGCCTGTAGCCGCCGCGTCGCGTTCTCCCACGCCGTGAGCGGCCGCCCTGTCGTGGTGAACACGTAGCCCTCGGGATCGACCTCGACGGGTCGCAGGGACCGCAGCAACGCAATCGCCTGACCGGATAGCGGGATCTGGTGCGGCTCGCCGTTCTTCGTCACCGGCAGCGACCAGACGCGCGCCGCCAAGTCGACGTCGCGCCAGCGCGCCGACGCGACCTCGTTCAGCCGCGTCGCCGTCAGCAGGATCAACCGCAGCGCCGCCGCGAACGGGCTGTCCGACGCCCGCAACGTCGGCAACAGCTTGGCGAGCTCGTCGCGTGACAGCACGCGGTCCCGGCTCGGCTTCCTCGCCGACGCCCGGAGATCGAGGACGGCGCGATCGACGTAGCCGCGCCCCGGTGCCGTCGCCCAGCGCAGGACCGTCAGCAGGCACCGTAGGCCGAACGACGCGGACTTCGGCTTCGGGTGATCGTCCACCGTCATCTGCAACGCGCCGACGCTGAGGTTGGCGAGCGGCGTATCGAGGTGGGCGCGGAACACGCGCTCGATCTGCGGCTGCATCTGCGGCGCCCAGCTTTTCACGTCCTTGCCGACCTGCCTGCCGTAGAGATCGAGCAAGCCCCGCAGCGTGTGCCCGGCCGGCGCCCTCATACGCGCGCGTGACGCGCGCGCGTCACGGACCGGGTCCGCCCCCCGCCGGACCTCGTCAGCCATCGTGCGTGCCCGGCGCCGCGCTTCCGCCAGTCCGACGAGCGGCCAGTGCCCCAGCGCGAAGCGCCGGACGCGGCCCTGGGCGTCACGGCCCAGCCACGTCCACGTCGCCCCCCTCCTGCCGACCCGGATGTTGAGACCGGCGGCGACCGGATCGTTGAGGTCGCCGACCCGCTCGCCGTTCGCGGCCGCCTTGAGCGCCGCATTGATCGCCGTGGGTGTGAGTATCGTTCGCATGGCGCACCGTGGTTTTTGGATACAACTAGGATACAAAGTCGGTCCGGTAGCGTGCGAATATAAGCGAATGACAGCGGAGTTTCAATTCCGGAAAATGCCAGGAATTACCGCGACTTTTGGCCGATCCGCCGGAGGCTGGTGAATGATGGCGAACAGTCCTGACGGGTTCGCTTTCTTAACCAGGAATTAAGGCGACCCCGGTACACCGGTCGGCAGCGACAGGACAGGCGATGCTCGACCGTCCCGCAGGTGCAGCGACGACGCCGACGACGGCCCG